ACCCTCGTCATCGAGATCCTCATGCGGAAGTACGCGGATCTCCCATGTGCCACGAGTGTATCTGTTAGGATATGGGTTGATGTACTCGCGGATATGCTCTTGTAGCATGTTCATTGTAATACCTCGTTGATTTGTCCTTGTGCAGTAAAGATCTTTTGCCAGTAATTATACCAGATTTTGCCTTCAGCACGCATCGCATCAATCATATCACGAACAAATGGTCCGTCAATGAGATCATCCCGATCAAGTTTGTCAGCATCATCCCAATCAATAGAACCATCATCATTCACGACTGTCAGCAAAAACTCACCGTCAGTATAAGCGTAAGCATAACCGTCAGCAACGGTATAATACGTGGGAGTGTTCATTTTACAAATACCTCACTGTTGTTGAATTCTGTAGTAAGATCTGCTGCTTGCTTGAGCAGATTGCAGATATGAATAACATATTCTGCTTCATTATCACTCATACCACGCTCGAAGTCAAAGTCGTATGATACATCCCAATCGGGAGTACCATCCATCTTGACAGGAGCACCGAACATATAACCATCTTCTTCCATTGCATATGCGTTGCCGTCAGCAACGATATAGAAACTAGGAGCAGTCATGATTGAGGAAAAGTAATTGGATCTGAATTAAGTATAGTATGTATAGGGGAGAGTGTCAACCTCATTTGTAGAGGTAACCACCCGCCCAATCACAGTTCTCCAATACCCACTCACGCTGACTAATGATGCGAAGATCGAAGCGAACATCCTTAGCAGGTGCTTTCCATGATGCTGGTTTGTACAGTTCACCAGTATTCTTGTCAACAAATGCATGGACACTCTGACTACCATCAGTGCATGTCTGAACAACCTTGTGATACTTACGACCAGTCACAATGCTGAACTTGTAGAGATCTTTGCCTTCTTTGTACTCAGCAATACGCTCTTCCCAGTATTGTGGATTGTCAGAACTAGGCATCAAGAACTGAGCACGCTTGATAGACTGTTCAAGAAAGTTCTGCTCCAGTGCTTCACAAAGCATTTGAGTATACTTGAGAGCGTTAGCAGCAATCACTTGACGTGCTGCTTGAACTTTCTCGAATTCTTGAAGGGTCATGGTGGTGGTCATGTGTGTGTCCTGTGTTGATGAACTTATTATAGCAAGGGGAGAGGCAATCACACGCTGCCTTGTGCAACTTCTGCAAGTGGCACACGCTTGACGGTGAGACGACGCCACCCACGGATGTCACGGATACCCTCAACCACTTGGTTCACCACGTTGTTGTGCTGGCGGTTGAGACCACGCATGGACTTGGTAGCAGGACGTGTGATGTAGAAGATGCTGGTGGTCAGATCTTCGTTGCAGATGCTGATTTCGTAAGCGTTGGGCATGGGTGGTTCCCTTGACGATGTTCTTATTATAAGGGGTCAGGAGTGCCCTGGGTGCATCCTGCGGTACAGTTCGTCAACTGTCACCTCCAGTTCAGCAGCGATGCGCTCATCACGCATAATATCTTCTTCCTGCTGCAATCCTTCGAGCAGGTAGCGATCAAGCATTACTTCTTCAATAGTAGACATAGTTTCAGAGGTGAGTGTTTTCCATAAGGAGCATTTCTTCGACAGACATTTCTAGTTCTGCCGCTTTGAGTTCAAGATGATCACAGCATGTGTCATCATCGTGCATGTCAATCTCTTCGACATCAACCAGTGAGGTAAGTTTGCCGAAGAGAAAGTCAATGAAATCGTGGTCGTCTTTGCTAAACATGATCAGCACATTGCGGGGGAATAGTCTTTGCCAGTGTATTCTTCAGTGTTGATGCCAGTGACAACAGCACCATTAGCAACATAGTTGCGGACTTCATACTGCATCTCAGTCTTGACTTTGGTAGCGAAGAAGACCATCTCATTGCTGCAACCAGGGTGCCAAACGACTTTCTTAACGAAACGTTTGCCAGTGCCGACAGGATAGTAATCAATCTTGGTGGCAGAGGTGAAGAGTTGCATGGGGTGTTCCCTTGACGACTTCTATAGAATACATCATTCAGGGTGCTGTGGGTCAGTTGGTAGACAGTTCAACAACTGGTTGTAGGTGGCACTGGCGCTGACCTTGTAATGGTAAGCATACTCATTGGTTCTCCCCATAGGACAACCCATCATCATGTCCATCAGAAAACGGATCTGTGAGGCGCTCAGGGGAACGTTGGCAGTGTGGTCAATCATAAGTGGTTCAGGACGCTTGTAGACGCTTGTGGAGGGGTCTCAGGCACTGCATCATAGTTCGTGATGTATAGATGCTGGACCTTTGCACCCTCATGATCCTTATTTTTACCAAATCGCTGAGCATATGTAAAGTCCTTTGTCATGATATTAAAATCTTTGTACTGCTCACGATAGAACTCATTGTCACTGTGTACTATCATCCATTTGTATGGTGCATCCTTCAACCTACTAACCATTCTACTGTGTACATCATCCCCTCCATCACCACTGTGATACCCAAGGCGATCAAGATAAGGAGGATCAAGGAATACGAAGTCATCTGCAGTTGCCTCATTAAGTGCTAGTTCAAAGTCACCATGTAATAGTGTAGATTTATTCAGCATCGATTGATATGCACCACTCGTGCTGTGCTCTAGATTACATGCAAACTTCTTGTAATGTCCGAATGGTACATTGAATTCACCTTTTGCATTGTATCGCTCCATACCAGAGAAACACAACTGTCGTACAATCACATATGATATTGCTCTACTCCAATAGTTCTGCATCTCAGGATCAAACTCTTGATTGATGTCATTACGAGCATCATAAAACTTCTCTTCTAGTTCATCATGATCCATTGCCTTCATTCTCTGTGTCTCTTGACATAGACGACGCAATCCTTGATTAGATGATACTTGCCTGTATAGATTAATCACATCCCAGTTAGTATCACATAGCACTGCTGGTTTACCAACATGAAAAGACACCGCAGCACCGCCACAGAACGGTTCCACGATGCGATTGAATTCTTTGGGCATCATGCGTGAGATGATCTTCAACTCACGCGACTTGCCACCTTGATACTTAACTAGCGGTTTCATAGATCTTGCTGATGTCAAATCCTTCTTCAAGGAATACTTTCTCACATTCTACCACAGCACGCTCTTGTCTGCGACGCTCAAGATCAGTGAAGTTGATGTCATAACGATTGTACAGATATTCTTCCGTGTTGTACACTCGTACACCCTTCTCATTGAGGTAGTGATACACATTCATGCGCGGATCACCAGCATCATACTCATCCTTGAGGATAATATAGCGCACCTCTTTACCTGGGTACTGTTCTTTGAGCGCAGCAATGTACCACTCATATTCAGAGAGTTCACTATCTTCACTCTTAGTGTTGTTGAATGACTTGCCTTTGCTGTTGATAGCAGTTACCATGTCCTCATCAACAACAAGAATATCAACATGATGATGTTTACGTTTCTTGTTGGGATTACGAAGAGGAATAGGATGCTCTTGTGTCACATTGACGTGCTTCTCACTGTCACGAATTGCCTTGAAGATCTCATCTTGGAAATAGTTTCCACCTTTGATGTTGATGTTCGCGTGTGCAATGCGAGCGAGTGAGCGTAGAAGTTCGTACTTGTTCAATGTGCTTTGTTTACCTATGGTTATCATAGCGGGGTTGTCACCCTGTTGCACTGGTAGAGTGTACACTTGATCAACTGTCACCGAAGATAGGGATGATGTTAGTTTTTGCGTGTTGAGTTTTGTTTATGTGCTGCTCCCACAGAGCGGCATCTTCCAAATTGTAAAAGATCGCTTCTTGGCGCGACGTGCCTTTCTTCTTGTTCCTCATCCACACAACTGCGTACTTCATGCCAAAAACAGGGATAAACTAAAATGTTAACATAGTGACGACCCCACCGTGAGTTTGCACTCTTGGGCAATGGGATGTCTTTGAAGCAAATAGTAATGTACTCTTCGCTTATGAAAGAAATATAACCTGTAACATGCCCATATGTCACAGGTTGTAGCAATTCAAAATCAATCGACTTCATCGAATGCTTTACGATCTTTGTTTTGTGGTTTAGGGAGACGGAACATCTCCTTAAGATCATTCAACTCATTGATCTGTTTCTGCAGGTTATCAATTTGTGCCTGTAGAATAGAAGCATTGTGATCGTTGTTCTTCTGCAGCATCAGCATGTTCTCTACTGCAGTTTTAAAATCGTCTTCAGTCATAATCAGAAACGGTTAGGAATTTCTTTGTAGTATTCACGAGAACCATATCCACTCAGTAGATCACGAAGTTCACGAGCACGAACATAATGGTTCTCATGATATTTTATCACATCATCGACGCAAGATAGCATCTCTTCATATGCCTGTCTTGGCGATACTTTGTCATCTTGGAGGTAATCGTCGATAGCATCTTGCATACGACATAGGCGTTGCTTTTCATAAGTTTTGTCAGGTCCGATGATTGGTGATGTCACGAATTAAACTCCTCGTTACGACGTTTGTCTAGGTAAGCAATAATTTCACCACGCCATTCTAACAACTCATGATAACATTGTTGATCATGTGCATCCTGGCGCAGTTCATGATCTGGTTTCAACACACTCTCATAGAAGATAAAGAAAGCATCCTTGCGTTTCTCATGTTTGGTTGTGTTCCAGTCCATTTGATTTTAACGTGGGTCTAGGTATTTTAGATTGTTTTGTGAGCATATCTGGATATACTCATGATTTCTTTATGATTGAGGTCCCCAACCATCATTCTCGGGTACAACATCGTCATCGTCTACACGATCAACGGATGCAATGTCACAAACTGGCACCTCATGCTGTCCACCAATCAAATACCATGGCATAATCTGTCCATGGTATTCTGGATGTGCTTGGAAGTCTTCAGGATAGACACGATCACCGATGTACTTTATCTCGCTTTCTGGAATAGCGTGATCGCGTAACATTGCTTGTAGTTGCAAGTGCGTCAACTCTGGTTGCGTGGGTACTTTCATTAGTTCTCCATTCTTTGCGTTGTCGTTGATATTCTGCGTCATATGCTACTTTATCCCGAATATTCTTGAATATTTTAGCAGCGGCAGACTTTTCACACTGTAGTGCATCTGCCTCCTGAGGTCTAACTTCACCAGTTTCAGTGTATTTCCTGCCGTCATGATGATTTGCATATCTACGGGCGCGAGTAAATCCCATTTCAAGAAATTTTCGTGCCATGTCCATACCAATGAAGTCTCCAGACTTCTTATAGTTACAGTACATGGAGTAAATCTTATTAGCAGATTTGCTAGCAGCAGTCTCATTCACAAACCTCCAATGAGCACAAATGTCGTTAGTATAAGGGCGCACCAATAGAACCCCTTGCTCCCCTCTTCCGATCCGATAGAGCGGGCGAGTGTTAGGGTCTGTGAAATCAAGTTCCTCATAAGGGAGTTCATAGCAAAATTCGAGCATGGTTCACCACTGGTGCTCCACTACCCTAGCATGTATATTGATCTACGTCAAGCGTTCTCGAAAATGATGTTGGCACCTTGGTCAAAGACCAGCACTCTAAAATAGTGGTCAGCGTCAGGACAGTGTGCTAGTGTTGGAAACCACTCAGATGCATTAAGAGTTGCTACTTCCTCACTACTATACTCAACACAGCAGTCTCTTTCACCTTTGATTGCTTCAATAATATCCTCTGGACAATAGTCTGCTAACCATGTTAGAACTGTTGTCTTCTTAGCATCGTCAAGTGTTGCCCACTTTGCATTCTCAAAATGCAGTAGACATACATTGTTCATTACACAATGACTACCTGCTAACTCATATACTGATAGTGTTTCGATAGTAGTGATCATGGGTTCTCCTCATTATCAAGTTTTTCTAATAGTGTATCAAGTTGTGATTTGATATTATCTAGATTATCATGTTCAACTTCCCATGCTGTTCCCTGTATCTTCACTGGTGTCTTTTTAGCTGCTTCAATGAATGCTTCAGTGTAAATCTTATCAGTTAGATCTCTGACACACAAGTAACGTGCCATCTTATCTCTAAACTGAGTGAAGAAGAAAGAACTTAATGACAACCACTGATCTTCATGCTCTAGATATACAGCATCAGGATGATTTACTTTATATACTGCTTCAAATGCCTCAGGTGACATTGGGAATTTAACTGCACTGACTTCAATATCAGCAAATGTACTAGGTAACTCCCTTAATTTCTGACGATATGTCTGATACATTGCTTTCTTCTCATCAGAGATTGTTACATCACTGCAGAAGACATAATCTGTCTCAGCAAGTAAGAAGTTACGGGCAAGTCTGATAGATAACCAACTTTCAGTTCTTACCTCACCATACATGCGTCCCATTTCATCTTGGAACTCTTCTCTCTCAATACTTTCAATGTTAAAGAATACATCTTTAATGAATTCATAGAATGTAGTAGCAGCTGCTACCTCATTCTGTTCCATTTCATAGTCTTTCCATTCATATTGTCCAGTACGGAAGTTTTTGATATGCTTCCTTCTAGTACAATGATAAGTGTCATTATCATAATAACTGAATTCAACTAGACGATCCTTTTCTGTATCCCATAAAGGATACAACTTAGGAACAACTTCATCTTGCCAATACTGATCAGGCACGACCTTAACAATGCCTCTAAACACGATCTGACGATCAGCAAGGACTAGTTGTAGTATAATATTAGGAACATTTGCGTCCGCGACGATACCCATTTTATCAGATTGCTACTAGTGCTAGATCTATTTAGAATGCTTTGATCAGATACTTAACCAGCATGTACGGTTCAATAAGTGGAATAACCCTATCAGGATCTAATGCTGCAGTAGGTACAATAGGTGTCGAAGATGATAATGTCAATGTACTATCGTTTGCAAATATACCTGAAATATATGTAGATCCTGTTTCGCCACGAACATCATACTGTTGTACATCGTCAGCGACTGCTATTTTACCAGCACTTGGTACAAATACCAAATTAGTCTCTGATAACTTCTCAAGTCTAAATTCAATGAGACCAAAGTGATCACTATTACTAGCATTATCATTAGTACCACTAGCAGCAGCTCTGTTCTGTCTGATAGAGAAACGTGCAGTCTCACTCTGTGCTGCTTCAGGTAAAACAATAGAGTAAGTATACCAATTGGTTGGGTTAGTACCTGTTCCAGTTCCGTCAACATCATTATCAACATCAGTTGCGTTTGGAATAGGAACCATCGTGCCAATAAAACCAGATCCTGGGAAATTCAAACTTTCATCTGTATTGTAATACAAGAGAAGTTCGTCACCACCACCGTCTGGTAGCTCGCCACCGTTTTTATTATTGCCCCTGCATACTTTAACTGTTACTGCATATCCTTCTGATGCATCTATAGTATCAGTTGAAACAAATCGTGTTGTTTGAGTTCCACCAAATTTTAAATATCTTGATGGTAAATCACTACTGACCAGTGAAAGATTTTCTAAAACACCATTAACTGTATCACATTCAACAGTTGCATGGTTTCTTACTCCAACTCCACCATTAATACGAACTCTTGGTGCTTCAGTATATCCAGATCCAGCATTTGTTAGTGTCAATCCTGTAACTACACCACCACCAATTTGAACAGTTGCAGTAGCACCAGATCCACCACCACCACCAATAAACTCTACTGTTGGCACTTGATTTACTGGTAACTTAAATCCACCAGAACTTGTTGTACCAGTACCACTAGCAAAGAAGTTTACACCATTGTCTTGAGTACCAGATCCATCAATGAATACATCTCCAGTAGTTACACCAGTTGTACCACCTTCATATCCAACAATCTTCTTAAAGGTAATTTTTGCATATCCACCGAAACCATTATCAGAAGTGACACCACCATTTGTTACACCTTGTCCACCTGAACCAGTGGTAACAGTAACGCTAGATACACCACTCAATGTTGCCCCAGGGATTTCAAAACTAACATATCCTCCTAATCCACCACCACCTGCGCCAGATGACCAACGTCCTCTATCTTCCACTGTAGTGATCTTAGCATATCCATCACCAGTAACAGTATTTCCTTGAGATAGTGATCCACTGTCAAACCAATCAGTCTTGATAGCAGAAATACCTCTTCTACCACCATATCCTTCTTCGTGACCACCAGTACCCTCTTGTCCACCACCTTGACCAGATGAACCACCAATACCAGATCCAGAAGGACCGCAGCCACCGCCGCCGCCTCCTCCTCCGCCACCAGTACAACCATAGTTACCACCAGTGCCACCTGTACCAGTAAATAGTGAACCAGATTCTAGAAGAACATTGTCAGAAGGACTAGTTGCATTTCTGCCATCTTGACCACATGTACCTTCACCAAATCCACCACCGCCGCCGCCACCGCCAGCGCCACCAATAATTGTTCCACCAAATTTAAATACAGATGCAGCACCACCGCCGCCACCATCATTATTGTTATGACCATCACCTGCTCTGCCACCTTTACCATTGTGAGCAGCAGCTGCCTGACCATTATAAGTTCTACCAGATTGTCCCAATTGCATGACAAATGAAGATCCTAGGGTCGCTCTGTTTCCTAGAAGATCTGCTTTCCAATACTTTCCTTTTCCACCAGTTCCAGCAGTGCCACAACCATTACCACCATAGTTACCACAGTTAGCACCACCGCCACCACCAATTTCCATAGTGACTTTGGCAAGACCGTAATTACTATTTGTTACTGTTAGTGTATGTGTTCCACCAGGATAACTGTAATTAGATACTACAGTTGCAAGTTCATTGGTAGGAGATGCTAAACCATTACTACCGCCAGTTCCACCAACCTTTCCACCTTCACCAACGGCATCAGTTGGCATATCTGCTGGATCGTCGCCATCAATTCTAATTTGATTGTAATAAAATGGACCATCACCACCTTGCTCACCATTACCATTATCTCCAGTAATTTGACCAAGAATTTGTATATTACCCTGCGCGGATCCTGATAAGGTCAATCCACCGTAAGTACCACCATTTCCACCCTCATTAGTAGAAGCAGCACCACCACCTGTACCACCACCTGCTGTGACAGTAAGGATAGATCCAACACTTAATGTAGATCCTGTTCCAGAATTACCTGCTGTAGTGTTTACTCCACCCGATCCAGATCCACCAAAGAATACAACTGTTGCTGTGTTAACTTCATCTGGAACTGGTACACTGTATGTACCAGGATTATCGTATTCATATATTTCTTCTGCATAAATTGGAACGCCTTCAGAGATAACTTCTCTTCCACCAATTTGACTGCTGGAAGTAAATACTTTGTAAGTAGGAGTACCAATGGTCACTCGTTCTTCATAAGAACCAGCATTTGCACCACCAGATGCGAAGTAATAGTTTGTATCATCACCAATAATAGTTCCAGATCCTGTATCACCACCTGTCCAATTATAGATGTCATATGTACCAACACTATTATCTAAAAGTGGAGCTTTAGATAAAACGTGAGTATGACTGAATGCAATACCGCCTGGTGGATAAAATGTATTAACTTTACCAGTTGATGCTTTGTATGATACTGTATATCTGTCACCAGTTACTCTTCTTCTACTACCAGATTCTTCTGGTGCCTCAGAGTGAAATAAGAAATGACTATGTTGTGGAGCACCCGAAAGTTTCTTTTCTTGCAAAGAAACTTGAATTATTTGACCACCAATAATAGATCCTTCTACTGTATCAACGACAGCAGAGTAGTTTGATGTTGTAATGTTACCCAGAGCAAATTGTCCCTTCTGAGTATTCTTGTCCATGTACCAATTGCCGTCAATGGTATTAATACCAACACCCAATTGAGAATTACCAACGTTAGGAGTATTGTTACCAAATACAGGACCATTACCTACAATTCTCTTTGCAATTAGATCAGGAACTTGGAACGTTCCCATGTTTGGATCTGGCCAATGCTCCCATACATTATCTCTGGTGATAGATTGAATTCTACCATCCTTTTCAGAAATTCTAACAGCAAATGTTGCACCAGTACCACCACCAGTGCTACCAAGAGTAACAGTTGGTGGATTTGATGCATCATATCCTACTCCAGGATCAGTAACTTCAATTCCTGAAATAGTATTGTTTTGAACTACAACCGTAGCTGTTGCAGTTCTTGGAGTAAGATCTGGAAATATTGCATTGTTACCAGTAGGAGGAGCACTAAACGTAATAGTGGTTCCCTCAGCATATCCATTACCATTAGTTAATACATCAACACCATCACTTGCTGTCCCACCATATTCATTTCCAATTGCCTCATATAATTGAGGATAGTCACTAATTTTATATTCAGATCCATCACAATAGATATACCCAGGATATTGATACTCTGGATTATTCTCTGGTTCTGCATCTCCACTAACTTCAGTGTATGCTGTAGTGCCACCAGGACCAGGAATTAACGCTGGTTTAAAACTATGATCAAATGATCCTTCAGTAGATTTTAATACCTGTACAATAGTACCAATACTCTGAGAATCTGTTTGTTTCTCAGAGTAAAATAGATCTCTAGTATTTCTATACTTGGGATTTAGTGCTACCATTACCTTTAATACTTAATAAGATATTCCATGATGATATAAGGACCTGTAACCTGATCCAATGACGCTACCTGATCAATTTGCAGTGTTAATGTAGTCTTCAAGTTATCAGGTGATAATAACAATGCAGAGGTCTTAATTTTATATGTATGTGTGTTTTGAGTGAGAAGAATTTTGTGTGCGTGGATAGTTGGATCACCATCATTCTGTACTAGTTCTGAGACTTCAGATAATGCATTGTTAACTTGAGGATATGCAAATGATGTAGCGCCAGTAAGAGTGCTATTCAATGGAACAACATCTACCAAAGATTTCTCTACACCATTACCATCATTACTTTTTGGAGCATAGTTTTGATCATAAGTTGCAGGAGCTGATCCATTTGCACTCTTAGGACCAGATCCTGACGGACTACAAAGCACCCATGATTGGAATTGAGGAGTTCCTGAAAAATCTACTTTTTGTAGATCAAACTGAGTACGATTTGTGAGCAAACAGTTGTATCTAAAAGTAGATAATCCTGTAGATCCTTTAGCATCCTCACAATAGTTGTAGTAAATAACTTCCGCAAATGTAAGGAAAAAGGACACACTTTCAACTAGTTTACTAGGTGCTGAATCTCCAGATGCCATTGCCCAGCATGGCATTTGATTTGTTCCAGGACCCTCACCATTGTAATTAGTATTATCTAACCAATCATCAATAGGAATAGTTGTTGCAGTTACTCTCCATCCAATACCTTGAGATCTTGGTTCATCATCTGATGCTTCTTGACGTGTTTTAAGTCTCAATCTATTTGTAGTTGAGAAGTGCATGTGAGAATGCAATGCTAAACTATCAACTGATTCACTATCAGTAAATCCAGTATTACCAGTTCCTTTTGTCCATGCTGGTTTACCCTTCAATGCAATCTCTTGTGATGGTACAATAAAATTACCAACATAACTAACATCAATGGTGGTAGTATTGCCAGATGTGACACCAACAGCAGCGTTGGATTCAATACCCATACCAGAGCGTCTTACCTCATTGCCCTGAGCATTTTCAGTTAAGATGTTGACATATGTACCCGCAGCACCACCTGTTGTTGGTTTTAAAAATTTAGAACCTAGATCAGGGACAACAAATTCTTCAGAAGTTAAGTTATCAATATCCTCACCTTCAGAATTAAGTCTTCTGAACTTACAACCAACACCAGTACCAATAATCTCTGCTAGTACAGGATAATCTTCAGCAAGATATTTGCCACCATCACATTTCAAATATCCTGCAGGAAGATTTTTAACATTATTAGCATTATTTGGATCTGTGTTTGATAATTCAACTGGCCAACAAATAATAGTTCCAGAACCAGAACCAAACTTAGATTTTTCTTTTGAGTAATGTGCTGGCATCAGTATGCTTTGATAATGAACGTCGTAACTAGTGCTGGCATCGCTACCTCTGCAACAATATTTAGGGCATCATCGATGTTTTCAGGTGCAACATCACCCAAACTAATATTGTTTACAGGGAATACTGTAGGGGCAGCAAGTGAACCTATTGTCTGATTCAATTCAAAACTACCATGATTATGTCCAAGGAATGTGCTAGAGTTTGGATCTAACTGATCTGTGATATTATTCAATGTAGTAGGATATGTACCATGCTGGAAATTCAAAGTAACTCCGCTGGAAGTACCAGTATTAGTAGTTGTTTGTGATAAACCAATTACATACTGATTGCTGCTATTTTTAGAAATGGTAGTAACTTGTGTTCCAGGTCTGATGTCACTTGAAGAGGATAGAACCTCACCACCAGCATATACACCATTTGAACTAATCTTAAAGTAACCGTTAAAGTCATTTGGAATAGGACTACTAAAATTCAAGGTCTCACCATTACCATATCCAGATCCAGGATTTACAACACTGATAACTTTATATCGTGTATTGATTGGTCGTTGCCCACCAGTTCCTGGAGCACTAGCATCGGTAACTTCAATAACACCACTTGCACCAGAATAAATTTCTACCTCAGGTAGTCCTAGGTTAATTCTTCTATCAGTATTGAACTTAAATGAAACTCGATCTCCACTTTGATAATCATATCCAGCATCTAGAACCTCTATAACTTTGTACCTACTATTGCCAGGATATATTCCATCTGCAGTGAGAACTTTTAGAATTCTGTCTGCAGTTCCATCAGCATTGTTCCAACGCGATGTTGTAAGAACATCATTTGCTACATAATCATCACCATAACTCGAAATAGAATTAATTCTTATTTTAGTGAAGACGACATCATTACCATTTTCATTCTGAACCACATGTGGTTGATATTCAATTTGAACGTTTAGTCCACTACCACTAGCACTACCAGTATTGCTCATGGTAACGTTGTCAATAATAGCAGCACCATTTCCGTCTGACCAATTTCCTACGTTAGCAACTCTATAAGACCAATCACCAATAGAAGATTCTTTCCAGCTACCAGTTCCACCACCAGTAGGATTACTCTGACCACTAGAATCATAAGCACCAGTATCTTGATCTCTAAATCGAGCACTCCATCTAAGTGCAAATGTTTGCATGGGTCCACCTGCTGTGAAAGGTTGTGGCCATGCTTCTACTCTTACTCTTAAACTCGCTGCTTGACCACTACCACCAGTTACAGCAACTACACCCTCAAAAAAGTCATTTTCATCATTCCAATATTGTCCACCTGATCCATCATCAATGTACGCCCATTGATCCAAGTTTCTAGAATAATATCCACTGGTAGTAACATCAGTGTTAGGATTATTTCCCTGTGGTGAAGATGGATCCTCATATAATTTCATCCCCGAAGCAAAATTGATACCACCAGTAGATGTAGTTGTTCCATCTATAGATCCCCATGGTTCAAATCTCATTCTAAGAACCATACCACTGCCACCACCACCAGACATGCTAATATTTTGTTCAATGTCTTGGTTCATGCTACTCCAAAAACCCTCATCCTCACCAATACCAACATATGCCCATTGATTTACCTCTTTAGCATAATGTCCAGCACTACTTTCAGTTAAATCATCATACAACAGAAAACTACCAGTTGGTTTTAATGCTCCAGCAGTTGCTGTAGTGCCAGAACTAGCAGATGCATATACCCACATCAAAGGAACAATAGCATCTTGATTTGTTCCTAGGTCAGTACCTGCAGGTAATGTGATGCTGGTTGTTGTTGCTGCAAAATTCACACCAGTTACTTGGAATGGTGATACTGTATCTGGATTATATCCACTCGCTGGACCGAAATGATTTCTTCTATTACCAGCTTCCATAGGTCTAGGGAATACACCCGTCCATGCTGGTTGTGCATGAGTTTTAACAGGGTTAGTATCGAACGGTTCAGTATATGCACTACCAAAGAATGTATAACTTAAATCAGACGCTGCTTGTAATCCTGAAGGGTGTGGTCCTGGTGGTGGCCACGATTGTGCAGGAACTTGACCCCAGTATTGAGATCCATCAGCAAAATCATAAAATCTATCTGTTGTAGGTAATGTATACTCGTGAGTTTCATCACCGTAGTAACTAATCTGGTTGATACCATTCTGCCAAGAATTTGCTGAAGCAGGATCACTAAATTGACATTCTGAGTAACCACGACTACCACAGACACCAGCTACTGGACCACCAGTCGCAACTCTGGATGGCGAAAATGGTTCGGGACCAGAGAATTGAGGAGTTGCTTTACTATATGTTCCTGGGTGTGAGTGTGATGGTGTATGATTGATACCTAATTTTCTATTGACTGTGTAAACAGTTGCAGAAAAATCAGGTGGAGCAATACTAATGTTAGTCATCTTACCAACCATGACTAGTGTTGCATCTACTGTGAAATCAATATCACAGTTTGCAGGGATACTAGTTTGAATTGGTGTTGTTAAACTAATACTTCCAAAACCCTCAACCAATGCACTTCCATCAAAAGGATTAGAAACTAGTTGTTGATATGCATCACTTTGTCCATATTGATATTTTATCTGTTGTAGGTTGTTTGGTTCCAGGTCAATTGGCATCTTCAGTGTCATGTTTGGAACACGAAACTGTCCAATATATTCTGGAAAAGTACCACCAAAATCATCACTACCACCATAACTATCACCAATTTGTGCTGCCAACAATGGATAGTCAGCAGCATCTTTTAATAATCCATCACAAACAATCCACCCTTTAGGAATGTTAGACAGGGCGAAACCTTCGTTTCCATCCCCTGCCCATGGCATGATAGTGCCAATTTTGGCACTTTTCATGCTTTTGACTGTGCTATAGTTTACTGCCATGAGGATTAGAGTTCTACGAGCCACCAACCTTGTAGATCGGTTGGAATTTGATTTGCATTTGGATCACCTTGTGCATCAGTACCACCTACGAATACCAAACCGAAAGCGGCGTTTCTAGTCTGTACAATCATTTCACCACTATCCCACGCTGTAACATTTGGTGCAGAAGAACCAACGTTTGCCTTTGTACCAGTGCTGTCACCTTGAATTGGTGTTGCACTAGTGCCATCCTTCTTAGCACGAAGAATGAAATTAGCATTGTAGTTAAGGTTACCACTAATATCTATAAACCTAATCATATCGCCCGTTTGAGCACCATCACTAGCAGAAGGTAGATAGACAATCATGTTACCACTTGAGGAAGTGTTAATTAGATAATTGCCATTCGATTGTAGTGGATTAGCAACAACCTGTCCAAATCCAGTAGAAGATTGCTCAAGATATGTCCAGCGACGACCACCATTAGCATTAAAGTATCTAGAAATACCGAAGGCATCAATAGAACCATCTTGATACATCTGGAAGTCTCTTGGACCAGCTGCCAGTGTAGATCCAGCAGAACCAATGTTGTCGATATGGAAGATGCTGGTTGTAGCAGATTGTGTCTCAAGGATTTGACCCTTATGATAGAAGGATCCACCCATGTCAACAGAACCGTCATTCTTGTCAACTTCAAATACAACCTCATCAGTACATACGCCATTTTCTTGGCAACTATCATACTTAACTCTTAGGTTGCCATGAATATCTGCTCTACCCTTGAGGTATAGACCTGCTCTACCTGTGATAGGATCAAGAATTGCACCGTCACCTGGGTGACCATCATCGTTAGCAACAGCAAAGATAAGTGTCTTACTATCTGTACCATACATTCTCATGTTGCCACTGACAACGTTGAGATCATCATGGATAGTTAACTTACCACCGCCAAAGTATCTTGCGATATTTGCTTCTGGTTGGTTGTTATCAAGAGAACTTCTGATGCTCTTAGGCATCTTGACACCGAAGGAAGCATCAACGTTACCGTCAATACTATCAGGTAAGAAGAATTCAGATCCAATTCTGATAATCTGATCGTAGTCAAGTTTCTGAGCAACTAGGTTACCATTAACAAGTTTGAGGATAATTCTATCAGGACTTGTGTTTGGTGAAGGTGCCTGAGTTCTACCAGTTGCAGGTAGTGCCTCAAGTAGTTTAGTTGTTCTGCTATCCTTAAGGATCTTAACTACAACAGCGCCAGCAGTGAATGTCTGTGCAGTTGTACTTTCTTGAGCACGACCGCCGCTTGGATATTGTGCATTGATGCTGTATGGTAGTTGTGGACCATTGTTACCAGCAGTATCGATGTATGGATCTGCAGTAACTCTAATGATCTCTGCCTTGGTTGTGCCTTCAATAATAGCAACTAGGTCACCTTTCTGGAAACCAGAGATGCTTCCAACTGTGAATGCCTCATTACCATTACCCTGAGTTTGACCATCACTATGGTTAATAGTTGTAGTGGTAGAAGGACCATTTGCTTGTGTTGCTTCAGGTGCATAGGTGTATACAAATACATCATCTGTTACAGGGTGTGCAACAGCAGTGCTACCATATACAGACTGTGCCCAGACCCAACCCCATTCGTTACCAAGTTCTGTGTTACCATTACAGGTATTAACTTCAAACGTGGTAAAGTCTCTGTTTGTTAGAGTTAGTTTGCTATCATCAGATGTGTCTTGATCAACATCGAAGATGTTATTAACAATTGGTGTTGCACCACATCCACCCGATAGATTAATTGAACCATAGATGTTAAGAACACTATCTTGAATAGTCTCGTCACCAATGATGATGTCACCAGTAACACTATCAACAACAAATACATCCTTTTCAGTTGCAGTATCACAACCGCTAGTAACAATCAGTTTCTTAGCAACTTCATCTAGTGCAGTTCCAACTCTGACAAATTCACCCTGATTAAAGTCACCATCATTATTGGTGTCTTCACGATCAACGATGACATAATCACCAACCTTAAGTTGACCACCAAACTGAGATAGGTAGAAGTTATCAACAGGACCAGTAGCATCAATTGCTTGAGTTGTCCAAGTAGCATCGAAGGAGATATTTGCCTTCCAAATGTTGGTTGTATCTGGATGTGTCTCTAAGTAATCTTTAGCAGGAGATAGTTGCTGCAACTTATACTTGGTAAACGAACCAAGTGGATGACGCTTAACCTTAATGTAGTAAGGAGCAGATTCTGCACCTTGTAGACCATCTTCAGTAATTCTGACAAGTTCAGGATACTGCTCAGTAGCACCAGATCCAGTAATAACGGTGTCAATTAATACATAGTCACCTGCTTGGAAGTAAGGAGTTGGTTTGTACTTGAGTGGTACATAGAACTCATCACCAGTGATTGCTGGTAGATCAGCACCTTCAGCACCTGCTCCAGTCTTACTTTGTTGGAATACTGCGTCACCCCAAGTAGCAGAACCACCAGTATCAATTCTGTTATAACCATCAGCGATGTTCTGAACAGTTGGATTATTGAAGTCAGCAACTGTAATTCTTAGAACATTAACTAGGTCAATGTTGCTATTGAATGTGTTGTTACCAAGTTCACCACTAGCATGAGCGAAGTCATCAGTACCAAGTTGTGCTCTATTTCCTTCAAATGAGTAGGAAGCAAGACCACCACAGAGTTTGATGTCAGCATTGAAACGTGCATTAGCATCAACAATAAAGTTATTTCTAACCGTTGTGCTACCACCCTGACCACCAATCTTAAGTAGAGATGCATTAGTAGCGAAGTTTAGTGTCTGTGTCTGAGTGGTGAAGAAGTTAACAACACCTGCTTCAGATCTTAGTGTAACAACCTGAGTTGGATCAGCTTCATTACCACCAATAATCTTATTAGCACCAATTAGAACATCACCAGCAACACTGAATTGCTTAGTACCAACCAACGTGTAAGAGTTGGAGGAGTTGTTATTGTATGCACCACCAAGTTGGATCTTAGAAATATTAGCAGCATCGTCACCAATATCACCAAGGAAGATGTTAGAGTGGTCAGATGCATTACCTAGTCTGAAGAATGTATCTCCAGTTCTTTCGTTACCAACTCTAATGTCTTCTACATTAGCAGCAAGATTTAGTCTACCTTCAAATGTGGTGTCAGTTACAAGGTTGAATGTGCCAGAAGTCTGAGAAGTTCTGATCTCAGCAGTTGTGCCATCATCACCATTGACTTCGATGTCATGCTCGAAGCGAGCATCATCAGTAAATCTAGATGTGCCATCAACAACCAGTGCTCTATCAAGTAGAGAATTAGGTACGTTGATACCAACACGACCACCATTTGTAGTAGCAACACGTAGGACTGCCTCATCGTTAGGAGCAGCACTGTCACCACCAACTAGTAGAGCGTTGTCTTGTGCTGTCTTATCACGATCAGCGAAGTTGGTGTGATCGAGGAAGTCAGCAGTTGTTCTACCACTAATGAATGTAGTACCAACAACGTCTAGGTTTGCACGAGGTGTTGTCTCGATGCTTGTCCATGCATTTTCAAGCGCATCATGTGGAGCACGAGCAACAGTGTTAATACCAAGTTTGAAGTCACCAATGTTGGTTGTCTCGGTTCTGAGTGCTTCAGCACCAATGACACCAAGTTCTTTCCATACAGAGTTAGAGAATTCAATCTTAGGTTCTACACCAGCACTAGCACCGTTAATAATGTCTGTCCAATTGTATGTGATAGCAGAAACGCTATCAACCAATTGAATGTGAACATAGTTGTTGCTCTCGCTGAATACATCTCCCTGTGGAGAAACAATGTTCCAAGTTCCACTTACAGCAGCGTTGTTGTAGAAATCTACAAGTCTAATCTGAGAAGTATTTGTAATACCAAGTGCAGAGTTAAGAACTCCTACACCTGACTGTTCCCAAATAATCTTAGCAATATTTGTGCCATCAAAGATGACTTGCTTAATAGAGTTATTACCAACCTGAGTATATCCATCAGCAAAGATCCAAGCAACAGATCCTGTGAGATTAGTTGCTTCACCTTTGAATAGGATGTCGCCAGCAGAAGGTAGAACACCACCAAAGTCAGTTAGTTGTAATGTATCAAGTCTTGTGCCACCTGCAGAATATAGAGGAGTGTTGTTTGGTGTCATGTTAGAACCAAACGCACCAATAGCATGTGTGAAGAACTTATATCCTCTTGCTCTTGGATATCTGATTGGAGTGATTTCAAATACAGCAGACTTAACTTTGTTCTTACTGAGAGTGATGTCACCAGCAGTAGGAGGAACAAATGCTGTTCTGTCTAGTCTTTCATCTTGCTCAATAACACCAAGTTTGTTCTCAGTGCTCTCGACAATAGAACGAACAATCAGGGCATCCTTGACCTGCTTGAAGTCACCGTCTTGTACAGCAATGATAACAGGAGATTCAAATGTATTTGGTAGAGATCCGTCACCACCAACAACTGTGATATTCTGGTTGAATGTTACAGGTGTATCGAAGGTAGTAACGAGACCGCCAATTACGTCATCCTCGTCTCCATCATCTGCAAGAACTGCAGCATCGATGAATGTCTCTTCACCAGTAATAGCGTTAATTCTTCTATTACCAATGTAGAGATCACCCTGGGAGTTAATACCAGTGTAGAAGACGATACCAGCGTCTTGTTTCTTACTTTGTGCATAGAAGTCCTCTTCAGGTGTTAGGACGACTTCCTGACGTGCTGGGAGACCAGTGGAGTAGTTACCAGGACCGAAACCAAGGTATTCAAACGTGTGGTTACCAGCACGAGCGATAGATGGTCTTCTAAGTTCAATGTAATACTTCTGATCTGATAGAACTGTGCTATCACCAGCAATTGGAATACGACGATCTTCAGAACCAGAGGTTGCGTTACCATCCTGTGCTTTAATTTGGTTGTCACCAGTGTAAGTATTGAGGATGAATGCAGGGTTGTTAAGTAGATCTTCTACAAGTTCTCTAGTTACAGAGTTCTTAAAGTCGTTAACTGTAACAAGACCATGTACATAGTTGTCAGCAGCAGAGAATGTCTGTGGTGGGTCAATTAGGTTAGCATAGTAATCTTTCTCTGCCTGAGTTGTACCAGAGTTCTTGAACCAAAGAGGATCGTTTCTGAAGTTTAGTGGATATAGTTTGCTGACTGGTTGAGAGAACTTGAACTTCTTGAAGTTGTTAGTTACACCAGCGCCAGTTGGGAATGGAGAGACGTTACCACGGAGAGCAGTGATATAGTAAATACCATCTTGCTGACCTGCAATTCTGCGTTGTAGTGTCTCATATCCGAAGATATAGAATGTATCTTCGACAACACCAGCATCCTCAACACTATCAACGTAGTATTCAACACCAGCGTCATCTTGAATACGATCACCAGGGGTGATAGTATAAACGTTAGCGCCGTTTTGCTTGTAAAAATACTCAGGATAATTTTTCTTGATTAGTGTTTTTAGAGGTAGCGATTTGCCCATATCCTGGTCTTCCAGCATATCAGCAAATACATTGCCTTGAGTAAATCTGGTATTGACATACTCACTATACTCTAGAACACCACCACGGATTGCTTTGATGATTAGGTAATGGTCACCACCAACATTGAAGTAACCATGAATGTTACAGTTACCAGAGGAATTACCAGCAAATGTAGCAGCATTTGCATCAAATTGTCCGTTCTGAGTTTTATTAGCAACAAATGCACCACCTTGAGGAGCAGTGATCTTAACTGTGGTTAGGATCTCATTGCTTAGACCAGAGAAATCAGTTGTGTTGATTGTGTGGTCATAAACTGTCAATTCTAGATACTTGATCGATGCATCTAGAGTATCCTCTACATAACGACCAGACTGAATTGTTGCTTGAATACCAGAGGAGAACTTAGCGTATGCACGCTTATCAACAGCAAGATATGGATCATACTGCTTATCAACGTCAAGACTGTTATCAATAAAGTCTTGAGTTGTGAAACCAATACGCTCACCAATTTGTGCTGGGTTCTCGAAACGAGCGCCATATACTGTGCCAGTTACAGGTTTCAGTACAATCTTCTGAGGTACAAGTTTACGGGTGTCGTCAGTTCTTGTCTTAAGAACGAAACCATTGATAGGATCTCTAGCGTTCTCAAGATACTTAGGAATGACAAAACGGATCTTGTAGGTTCTCTCATCTGCCTCACGAGTATCATCTAGACGCTCATACCACATGTCAGTGGATCTTGGGCGATCAGCATAATCAGTTTGATTAATACGCCAGAAGATGCTCTCTTTCTTAACAGCGTCAGACTGTCCAGTAACTTCATCCTTACACTGGATGTACCACTTACCTGTAGTAGATACAGCATCAGTAAATGCTGGATCAAACTTGAATGGAGAGCGACGCTTGTTAGCGAAGACTTGGAACTCATTCGACGTTACTTGGAATGTAACTGGGTTAGCATTAGCAATAGCGTTAGCATGAGTTAAGTGAAGAGTAATCTTCTTAGGAGATACATATCTCGCATAGAACTCAGTTCTAGGATTAATTCTACCGAAGTTTGCATCGTTAGGATCAGTAACAGCAATGGTAGAATTATTTGCCTGACCAGATCCGACTAGAGGTAGTACACCGCCTTCGATTGTTCTAATGAATACTCTCTGTGGTGTAGTAGATGCAGATGGTAAGTCAAATACGTGAGCAACTTCAGTTTGAATTTCAGTTGCGGTAGCAGTTACAGACTTATAAGTATGGAGATCATACTTGTCATCTAGGACGAACTGATAGAGATCGATCTCAACATCTTGATCAATAGCATCAGTCTCAGATGCATAGATGTAGATACCTGCACATGCATTCTCTTTGGAAGTTGCAAGCATCAACTTCGTCTGGTCTACACCATTGAAGAAGTTAGTACCACTATAATCTTCACCGCCTGCTAGTGTGCTTCTACCAGGAGCGATGACATAGTATGTTCTGTTAGTCTCGAAACCATTAGGTAGTCTGACGAGACGCTTATCAACATCGACATACTTACCAGTAACTGGGTCAAAGCGTGGACGTGGAACCAATCTGACTGGTGTACCAGTTTCAAAGTTGTGTGGGTTAGAAGGACCAGTACCAGTAGTATCAACTGTGAATACAGTTGCTCTGGATGCAAGTTGAGTGGTATCAACTGTCTGTTCCTGTCTAACAACAGAACCAAGACCACTATCAATAATGGTAGTAATGACACCAATTAGAGTTTCGATTGCATCAGCAGTACCAGAACACTCTCTGTAAGTAGGAGATGTAAGTGTATCTGCAATGACATCAGGTTGAGCAGAAGCAGGACCTACAGTTACAGTAGTAGGTAGTGTGTCTGCCCATACACCCTTGGCATATTCAAAGTGTAGATCAACAGAACTACTTGTCTGCTGTGCGTTAACAGTTAGACCATTGTCAAGTCTAGAGTTCTCAACACCAATCTCAATTACACTGTTGCTGACAATTCTCTTGACAAATGCACCCTCAGGAATGTTAGTATAAGTTGGTACAGCGTAAGATTGTAGAACTCCATCTACATATGCAGGAGTATTAGGATCGGAAGCACCTCTTGGATTGAGATACTCAACAACACTCATACCAATGACAATGCCACGAGTATCGTTAACATCAATTAGAGCAGAGTTTGCAGTAGTAGAGCAGTTGTATCCAACAACATCGAAGTTACGCATTGCTGCGGTTGCCAACTGACCGACATATTTCCATGCGTCAGTTGTCTCTGTTCTTTCACCGTCGATGTATGTTAGACTGTTACCAACGTAGTATGCTTCACCAGCTTGGATGCTGTTGAGGTTACCGCCAAGTCTAAGGTCATTAACAACAGCGTCAACAATGTAGGAGACATCACGGAAGCACTTCGATGCTTCGTTGTTGATTGTGAAGTCACCAGTATTAATAGGAGGTAGACCAGCAAGTGTGCCACCACCAATTGCATCAGTAAGAATATCAAATAGTGTTTCAATTGTGGCACGAACGTTAGCACAATCCCAGAGACCGTTAGAGAGTGGTGGTAGATTGTCTAGGTTACCAGCGTTTAGAGCATCACATACAATGTCAATCAAGGAGTTGACAGTTGCTAGAACATCAGAGCAGTTACCGTCAGCATATGCAGAAGGTTGATATGCTCTTGCAGCACGAGGATAGGAGTGAGTAGTTACATTCTGATCCTTAGTGCAAGTAAATGTTAGACTTTCTGTCTTGATCTTGATGCTTCTACCAGCAGATAGACCATGAGCAGCACTGGTTGTGACAACAACGTCACCAGATGCAGGATCATAGGTTGCGGTAGATACATTGTGCTCAACTAGTGGAGATGTTCCAACGTTGATTGCAAAACTATGTGTTGTAATGTTGCTGATAGCAATGTTCTGACCAGCGTAAGGATCAATACCAGCACGAGGATAAGACTTCGATGCAGTGTAGTTATCCATTGCACACTTGAATACAATCGAGTTGTCGTCAAGTGATACCTGAGCACCAGTAGATAGTCCATGAGCAGTACCGAAGTACAATGTCATTAGACCAGTTGTAGCATCGTATGTTGCGTTCGTTGGTGTGATCTGAGCACCGTTAAGAACATTGACAGAGTTAGCAGCAGCACTCACAAATCTATGATCATAATCACCACCAGATACAATTGCACCAGGCAATGCCTTGACAAATGTATGTGGATAGACGTGAGTAGATGTGCCAACGTTGAATGTAATAGTATTGGTAGTTACTGCTGTTACGTTAACTGCAGTATCATATGCAGGATCAGCAGGAGCACCAGTTGTTCTAGTAGCAGTTAGTGTACCTACGCCACCATCATTACCGATTGCCTGAATGATGATACCCATAAGTGTATCAACTGCAGCAACAGCAGAACCACAACGTGGTAGTAGTTCGCCTGCATCCCAGTCCTCTACAATAGTATTGTCGATCTTCTGAGTGAGAGTATTAGCAGCATCTGTAGTTACAGTTTCATTCTTGATAACCTGCATTGCGATGTTCTTCGCCTCAAGGAATACCTTGGCAGCTTCATCACGCTCAGCATCGATGAATGTTTCTACAGTAGTACCATCTCTGTAATCATAGTTGGTGACATATATCTTAGCAGCATCATAAGTCTTGGAGTTTCCACCAAACTTAACGTCCCACATGACTTCCTTAAGGACGCTAACAACGTCATCCTTACAATCTTGTGCAGTGTTACCAGTAGAAGGAGTGTAAGTAGGATATGCAGCAAGCATACGGAGATATGCTTCTTCTGCAATGAAGTCAACATTCTCTAGAACCATGTCATGTGCATCACACTCAATGTCACCAACAATAGTTGGATCACCAATCTGATCTAGAGTAATGGTTAGGTCACGGTCATAGTATTGGTTGTTCAATGCACGCTGCATTAGATCTTCAGCACGCTTGAATGCAGTGATCGAAGGACCGACTTCGTTATCTACACCGTTAAGAATTAGAGAATTACCATTGAAGTATTCCTTAGTTGCAGCGATAGTATACTCGTTACCACCAAACCAAACGTCTTGTGCAACAGCGTCAACAATATGTCCAATATCTCTACGGCACTTAGCTTCACCAGTGATGAATACGCCAGGATTATCAGGAGAGTTCCAGATACCACCAGAAATATTACCATTAGTAATTGCATCAGTAGCGATAAGACCTAGAGTTTCGATAGCAGACTGAACATCAGAACATGCTGCTGGATCTTGTCTGTCAACAGGAGTAGGAGTTACTTCTACAACAGCATCGGTAGCAGCACTTACAAATGTGTGAGGATAGTTACCACCAGATCTTACAGCGCCTGCAGTTGCAGATACAAATGTATGTACAGAGAGTGGACTGTACATGACAGCATCAGTAGCAGCACTGACGAATGTATGTGCAGATGTATCGGATGATGTACCTACATTAACAGTGATAGTGGTAGCAGTCTTGGCAGTAATGCTGATAGACTTACCAGCATATGGATCAGTTCCAGGACGTGGATATGTATGCTGAGTAGCATTATTATCCAGAGCACATGTGAATGTGAAAGAATTATCCTTAAGAACAATACCCTCACCAACATCTAGACCATGGTTTGCACCAAGGGTGATCTCCATGAGACCAGTTACTGGGTCATATGTTGCACCAGATGGAGTGAAAGTGCGGTTAGAATCTACAGGACCAACGTTGATTGTAATTGTGTTAGCAGTTACAGCAGTGATAGGTACAGCAGTATCATATACTCTATCTTGCTTCTTCTTGATACCGTTAGTAGTTGCACTAACAAATGTGTGTGCAGATGTATCAGAAGAACTACCAACCTGAACTCTAAATCTATCAGCAGTTACATCATAGATTTTGATCCACTTACCAGCGAAAGGATCAGTTCCTGCGCGTGGGTATGAATGCTGGGTCTGGTTGTTATCAAGAGCACATGTAAATGTAACGGAGTTATTATCAAACTTAACCAAATCTCCATTCTTCCAACCATGATTTGGAACTGTGCAAGTCATTACACCAGTTACAGGTTCATAGTCAGCAGTAGTGATTGTATCCTGATCAATTAGAGTTCTAGGATATGAATGCTGGGTCTGGTTGTTATCCTTAGCACAAGTAAATGTGAGTGATTCGTCTACAAGTTTGATGCTCTCACCAACAACTAGAGAATGATTACCAATTGTAAGTTCTACATCACCAGTAGAAGGTTCGTAATCAGCAGCAGTAACGTTGAATGGAACAATAAGTGATGTGCCAACGTTAACATCAAATGTATCTGCAGTTACGTTAGATACTACCATTGCAGTATCGAAGTTGCCATCACCTTGACGTGGATATGTCTTCTGAGAGACATTACCGTCCATGTCACAAGTGAAAGTAAAGGAGTTATCCTTAAACTTGACTTGATCACCATTGCTTAGACCGTGACCAACAATTGTAATTGTAGAAACACCAGTTGCAGGATCGTATGTTGCATTAGTTGGTGTACCTACAGCAGTAAAGGCACCACTATAGTTTGCGTTACCTTCAGTGACAGTTAGATCTTTATAATACAGACCATTGTATACTGCCTTTCTCATCTCTGCGATAGCAGTATTGAATGCAGTTACGCTCTCTGCTTCCTCACCTACAAGACCATTGCTTAGTGGTGTAGTAGCATCAGTGAAATATTGTCTGGTAAATTCTTTGGTGTGTCTGTTACCCGCTGTGAACATGTCAACAGAGACAGCATCGATGAAGTAACCGATGTCACGAGCACACTTGCTTTCGCCAGGACCCATGCCATAACCGTAGTTAACCTCGGTAGGCATAGAGCTGAGGTTACCAGCAGTAAATACATCCTGAACAATAGTGTTGAGGTTATCAATTGCTGCCTGTACATCAGAGCAGAGGAAGTCCTGAGCATTGAACTGATTTTCAGTGTTGCCAGCAAATGTAATCGCATTAGTAGCAGCACTAACAAATGTGTGTGCAGACTGTGGTAGATGGTTAACAGCATTAGCTGTAGCACTTACAAATGTATGTGCAGATGTGTCAGAAGATGTACCTACGTTGACTGTAATTGTTGTTCCAGTAACAGCAGTGATAGGAATAGATCTACCAGCAAAAGGATCTGTTCCAGGACGTGGATATGTATGCTGTGTTTGGTTATTGTCTAGAGCACAAGTGAAGGTGAAGGAGTTATCGTCAAGAGTAATACCCTCTCCTACGCTCAATGTATGAGCACCAATCGTGATCTCCATGAGACCAGTTACTGGGTCATAGGTAGCATTAGTTGGACTAAACTCGACGTTAGGACCAGATGCACCAACGTTACAAGTGATAGTGTCAGCAGTTACAGCATCGATAGCAATATACTTACCACCCCATGTTACTGTAGAAGATTGACCAGGAACAGTGTGTTGTGTGTTATTGCCGTCCATTGCACAAGTAAATGTGATGGAGTTATCAGCAATAGCAATACGATCACCAACACTTAAATCATGGTTGGCAATAGAGAATACACATACACCAGTTGCAGGATCATATGCGACATTGTGTGGAGTAAACTGTCTTGTTACCTGTCCATAGTCAGAACCAGGAGCATTGTCAGCAGTGATGGTAAGATCCATCACATATAGCTTGTTAGTAATCGCCTGCTTCATCATCTCTGCTGCTTTAGCAAATGCAGTCTTGGATGGACCTTCTTCTCCTAGAAGACCATCAGAGATTTGAGTGCTGACATTCTCGAAGTATTCTGCACAGAACCTCCAAGTATATACATTACCTCTCTTGAATAGGTCAAGTGAAACAGCATCAACAAAGTAACCGATATCTCTACGGCACTTAGTTTCACCAGGACCAGCAATGTAAGATGTCTCAGCAGGTAGACCATTGAGGTTACCAGCAGCAATCTGTGTAGTAATAATATTTGTTAGCGTGTCAATAGCAGACTGTACGTCATCACAAGCGTTAGTGCTTGTTCTAGGAACGTCTAGACCACCGCCACCATATTGTGCAGGACCTTCAGTAACTGTAGTATCAGTAATGCTGAGTTGGTTAGAAACAGCAGATCCCATGAGATCTCTTGCTTGGTTGAATGCTTCAATGGATGCAGTCTCTTCACCTTGTAGACCACCAGAGATCCAGTTCTGTCCAGTAGCATCAAAGTATTTGGTAATGAACTTACGGGAATACTTGTTACCACCAACAAATAGGTCAAGTGATACAGCATCAATAAAGATACCGATATCACGCTTACACTTAGGACCAAAGGTGTTACCATTGTTTCCATCATAGTTTGGATACAATGCAAGCATATTTGCATATGCTGTGTTGACAATCTCAGTTCTATTCTGTTGGATCAAACGATAACCATCTGCGTATCTAGAACGCTCATCGGTTTGCTGATCACCAGGGATCCAGAAGTCAGGATGTCCAATGGCAATCTGTGCTAGACCAGCATCAACAATCTGATCTTTGTTCTGTTGAATGAGACGGTATGCATCAGCATATCTAGAACCATCATCGGTCTGATTATCACCAGGAATATAGAAATCAGGGTGATTTAGTGGGATAGAAGCAAGTGCCTTGTCTCTAATCTCAGAGGAGTTACGACGGATTAGACGGAATGCATCAGCAAGTCTAGACTGTTCATTAGTTTGGGTGTCACCAGGAATGTAGAAGTCAGGATGATATACACTTACCTCAGCAAGTGCTGCGTCGAGGATGAACTCTCTATTGGCGACAATTCTGTTACGTGCATCCTTATTTCTACCAGCAGGATCTTGAATACCAGCAGGATCATAAGTTACACCGTTAGTTGTTAGTCCTGCTTCTTCTGCTGCAGAACCAGTATATCCTTTACCAGCAATTAGTGAAGGATACTTGTTAGTATTACCATTGAAGAAAATACTATTAGGATCAGGATCGTAGATGTCTGCCTTTACATCGAGCAAGTTAGCAATTGCTTTCTTACATAGATCTTTTGCTCTATTGAATGCAAAGATAGATGGATTTTCCTCACCTACGAGACCATTGCTTAGTGGTTGACCAGCGCCATCGAAGTATCTCTTAGTTGCATCGATGATGTTTGCGTTACCACCATCTCTAAGATCTTCTGCAACAGCATCAACGATTAGACCGATATCACGCTTACACTTACCATCATTACCTGCGCCCTGAATTGCACTGAGACCGAAGGTCTCAACCATCTGATCATATGCTTCATTGACAATCTGTTGTCTGTTGTCAAGGATCAGGTTACGTGCATCAAAGTATCTGTTACCAGCAGGATTTAGACCAGGGTTGACATAAGAAATGTTCTGAAGTCTAGGATACTTCTCTAGAATATAACCGAAGACTTCCTCTTGGATCATGCGACGGTTGCTTTCAATCAAGTTAGCAGCATCAGCATAGACACTGTTAACAACACCGCCAGTTGGGTTTAGGATAGAACCCTTAGCAAGATACTTGACAAAACCTGTTGGTTCTAGTTCTGCAGAGAAGAACTCGTCTGTACCAGATGCTGGATCTAGTTTAACATATAGTCTTTCATTAGACTTAGCACCCAATCTGAAACCATCAATGGTAGCAGCAGGACGATCAGTAGGTAGAATAATATCATCACTACCTAAGAACAACTTGGTATAGTTATTAGTTCCTTGTAGCGAACCTTGAATATCAATCGTATAGTAATTAATCCTCTTGGTATTGACAGCACTATCAATAACTTGCTTAGGAGGAATAATGTCAGTAATGTAACCACCCTTATCTTGGTTAAAGGCGAAACCTTTGAAACCAATAGCATGTAGAGATGTGTTACCAAAGTTGGAGTTAGAGTTGGTGATCGACATATCACCACCACTTTCCATTAGGAAGTGATCAGCGAAACCAACAGCGAAGATCGAAACGTTCTGGATGAATGCATCTTCAGATGCACGAACGTGGAAGTTTCTCCACTCGTCTTTCCAATAACTATCACCCTTGGTGTGGTAAGGAACAGTAGCAAATGCGTCTACTAGTGATGCTCTGTTCCAAGTGTTAGAATACTCATCATATCGGATGAATGCTCTATCATCTTTCTGTAGCGAAACACCCGTGTACTGAGCGATAACCATCGACTTAAAGCCTGTTGCCTTAAGACCGTTTGCCCAGATACCACAAATACCCCAAGTAGATCTGATCGATACGTTGAAGACATATGGAGATGCAGATTCTACACTATCAACTTCTGCTAGTGTCTGTGCGTTAGCACCTAATGTAGGTTGAGTAACAGTCTCACCATTAGATAGACCGCTACCGATAGCACTTACAACGAACGGAACTTGATATGTAAACTTACGAGGATCGTTCTGATCAATCGATACGATTGGGAAGATACCCTCAAGAACATCATCAATTTCAGTGTTAGCAATAGCAACGAACTGACCTTGGAAGTAACCATGGTCAACCTTAGTTGTTACAGTGATCTCAGATGTAGATGCAGGAATGTCTGGTCTATTACCATCTGAGTTATCAGTTAGAGTTAGACTTTCAATAACTCTACTATCAGATAGAGGTCCAACAATTCTGTTCTCTTGAATTCTAAAGTCGAATTCACCTGGGTCAACAATTGTAGGTTGATACTTTTCAAATGCTTTAGCAATCTTTCTGTAGAACAGACCTAGTTCTTCCTGATCTGCATATTCAAATACAGTCAGTTTGTGGTGAGAATAGTTAGGTGCTGCAAGTTTAGTAAAGTCATTTGGATCGTAGTAGACTTTACCAGTTCCTGCTGCTGTATCATACAGAGGAGATTCTGATGTGGTTTGACCATCTTTGATGGTGAACTGCCAGAAGTAACAACCACCAGTTACGTTAAAAATAGCAGAGCGAGGGATCTCTCTTTCCGTTGTTGCAGGATCAGGAACATAGAGAGGTCTGATTGTAGTTCTTCTTAGGTCATAACCTACGAGGGAAGAACCTCTAGGAATGATAGCACCACCCTCAGTGTTGTTAAACTTGTAGAGAACGTTATCTGGGTTAGAGATATCGAGGATGCTGTTATCAGTCCAAGCATTAGTTGCTTGATA